ACTATAAAGAGATGAATTATACTTTAAACTTCACACCTAAAGCAAGACCAATAAAAAAGAAATATGTTGTTTTTGGCCCTCAATCAACTGCTGGTTGTAAAGAATGGGTTTTTGAAAATTGGGCTACTCTTTCAAAAAGGTTAAAAGAGTTAGGATATGAAGTTGTGATTTTATCGTTAAAGAAATATAATATTGATGGTGTCATACATAATCATGATAAAGATTGGCCTGAAGTTATGAATATTCTATTCCATGCAGATTTCTTCGTAGGATTAAGTTCAGGATTATCTTGGATGAATTGGGCACTAGGTAAAAAAACAGTTATGATTGCAGGATTTAGTGAAAACAATCACGAGTTTTCATATAACATGACAAGAGTTTCAAATAATGTTTGTATTAAATGTTGGAATGATCCTGTTTTAACATTTGACTCTGGTGATTGGGATTGGTGTCCAGTTTACAAAGGAACTGAGAGACAACATATCTGTCAAAAATCTATTACATCAGAAATGGTTATGAACAAAATACAAAATTTATTACAATGAAATTATAATCTACATTGACAATAGAGATTAAAAGAGTTTAGTGTGAACATCATTCGCATCTTCTTTAAAATTATTTATGGGAATATAATCTAAAAAATTTAATTTGATGTGGTTAACCAAATTTTTTGAGTACAATCTATTATGAAGAATACCTGGATGAGTTCCATCAACCGCATAATCTAAAAATTTACCATAGTCACCATCATAACGATTGAACTCATCATACCCTTCATAATTTAACATCCATCCGTTCCACAACCAATTACAATTTTTTGATTGTAAAAAATATTTAATCAAAAGATGATTTTTATACCAATTTACAAAATCTTCACCATCATTTTGTATTTCTATCAGATTTTTCTGAATATGCTGCCCCTCCTCAGTTTCTTTAGTATACCCCCAAGAAGCGGTTGGCATAAAAGGCTCTATTGTATTATATTTCGTATATACTTCTCTGCGTTGAGGAGAGGTGTACATGACCAAAACTAAATCAGGTTTAATCAAATCGAAATATGTTAACAAACATCTAGCGATAAAATCATTACTTCTTCCTCCCGTACCAAAATTCATATTTACTCCATTACTAAAAAAATTCGAAAACCTCGATGACCATGTATCATTGTTATTCAATCCTACTCCTTCAGTGTTGGAATCTCCTATTGATAGAATTTTAAAACCTTGTTTATACATAGAGTCTCCTCTAAATCCTAATTCATTGTATTGATACAAACATTTTCCTGTTGTGTCTGTACCAGATGTTGTATACGTAGAATTTTTTCTTTCGGATATTCCGTATCTATAACTAGAAATTTCGAACGAATCAGTATTCCAAAATTTTAAAACATTCATAGTTTGAGTCTAATTTAACTAAATCAAAGTTTTTTTATAATTCAGTGTTTTTTCAATAGCTACCCAATTCACTAATGAATATCTTATTCCTTTTTCAATTTTGGTGACACGATGAAAAAGGAAAGAAGGGAATACAACAAGTTTTCCTTCTTTTTTTTCTATTCTAAAAACTTTTTCGTTCTCATCTTTAATTTCCAATTCTCCTCCTTGATAATCATTGTTCAAAAAAATAATTATTGTATAATCTCTGTGTGGAGGATCAATGTGCCAATTAAAATAGTCCCCAACATCATACTTTGTGAGTTGAAAGTCTGACAGATTAGTCGGATTACCACCTTTAACTTTTACTTTATCTGAAAGTACCCTAACTAGTTTTTGATTTAAGTCTCCTAATTCCGTGATGAATGAGGTTGATGACTTTCTTAATTGCGTATGGATATGACCTCCTTGTGACCCGATTCGAGCAACTTCCAAGGTAGTTTTATCAAAAATTGTTTTTAGAATATTATCACACTCGTTTTTAGATAAAAAATTTTCTGAAATAAAAATTTTTTCCATAAAACTAACTCAATTTGATTATTATGCGAATCACAAATGTTTATCCTTAATTAATTGAATTATTTTATTTGTGATAATATTCATAGATTCCCTTTGTGAATCTGTAACTGGTAATGTTTTTGGTTTGATTATTTTATTAGTTTCCATTTTTTTATTTTTAAATTCATAATTAATAACACAGTACTCCAGCATCTCCCCCACAATTATTACAAAGGGGAGAACCTTTTCCACAATCATCACATGTACCAGTGCATCTACCTGGATATCTATTATAGTAACAACCATAAGCATTACAACTATTGTGTTGTACCAAGTAAAGATCATGATTTTGTTCGAGTTGAATTAAAAATTCAGGTGTTTTATACAAAGAAAGGATATAACAAGTTAAATCTTTCAAATCAAAATATAAATCTTCAACGATAAAATCTATCATAGTATTTGAACTTTTGTTATAGACATATATCCTTTGTCCAATCTCTAACTCTCCCCCTTTTTGATAAAAAGCAAATCCATTTGGAACATCTCCGCCAGATACTAAATATAAATTACTTATACCGTCAAACCAAGAAAGAGTACCATATTCTTCATTCGATGCTGTAATATTGGCAAAAATACCCTGTTGTCCCCCTTGAATACTTACTACTTTTGTCTCCTCCAATTCAAAATTTTCAATATCGTTTAAATTTACATATTCAGGGTCATTAGGAAAAATTTCATGCCCCTGAGGAAATTTTACTCCTTTAAAAATATCCCCTATGTTTACATCTTGAATAAGTTTAAGACTGTTGTCCCACATTAAAACTTTGTCTTCATTATCGAAATGGTATCTGAATCCATACTTGGACAAGTAAGTTGGATAATATTTACATTCATTTAATGGGTGTAATCTATTATTTTCATTAATTTCATAGTCTTTAATTAATTTTGTATTATCAATAGAAACAAGATTACTTGACTTGTAATTTATGAAATTAACAACATCTAAATTTTCTCCACATATCAAATTCATACTCCTTAAATGATGTGTTCTTTGGTCTATCAGTGAAAGATTTTCATTATATTCAAACTTTTGAATAAATTCATTATTTTTTAAATTGGACTTCAAGTTTTCAAGTTGAGAAACATTATCAAATTTGTAAATTTTAGGATATTCGGATTTGACGTATCCTGGTGTTCTTGCCTTCAAAACATAATTTGGTATTGTTCCGTCTTGGGAATCCTCAAAATTAAGAATTGTATCAAAATTATTTTCAGTGAAAGTTACAGGACTTGCGAACGATTCGTTTTTAATTAGATTATGAAACTCATAATTATCCCTCGCATACAAATCATCAATCAAGGCATAAGTATCATAAGCAATTCTTATTATAATCGTATCATCTGAGTCTTCGACTTCAGGAACTGTCACTTGGTTTTTTCCAACCGAAACCAAAGTATATTCATAATTATAAAAATCCGCGAACGCTTTTATGTATTTACTGTGAGCATTACCTGCAATTACAACTATTTTTGTAATGTTATTTGACTGCAAATATTGATTTAGTTCTTCATGTCTGAAAAAAGGTGATGTTATTTCGATAAAGTTATCATTTGTAATATTCCAAATATCAATATCATCTTTCGTTTCAGTATTCAACTCTAATGGAGTCAAGCTGCCATCTTCCCTGTAAATAAAATCTAAACTTATTAATACACTTCTCATACTTTATTTTACGAATTAATTTAATTTATTTAAAATAAGTTATACTTATGTTTTTTATTTTTTCTAAACTCACTATCTAAATCATCCCATTTTTTTAAGGGACAAGTTTCTCTATCTGTCAACGTAAAAATTTTTTTTGACAGAGGGCATCCACATTCCTTACAAACATCAATCCCTAACAAATTTTTTTCTTTTCGGTCACAAGTTGAACAAATATTATATCTATCCTCAGCCAACTTTTTTTCATCATCATTAGGACTAAATGATGTCATCCATGCTGAAACAATTTTTTTTACGTCTATATCCATTATTTTTAATAATTGAAATTACTATAATATAAATACTAAAAATTTTTAAATAAATGTTTTAACAACTTTATTTGTCACCTCCCCTTTTTTGTATCTTTTTGTGGTATTCAAATATCTATCGAAATATTCATTATGATAGTCTAAATTCAGTGTTTGAAAAAAGTCATTGAAAGATTCATAATACAAGTCTTCATAATAATAATGACTAACACCAAGATTCACCAATTCATTTACCAAATCATTATCCTTTGTAAGATTGGATTTTATTTCATTTAATCTTGTTTCATCTATAGATTCTATATTATAAAGTCGGTCATATGTTTCCAAGTAAGAGTTATTTTCGGATGAAAAATACAAACTTATACTTTGTTGAGTTATATCTTTTCTCGATAAGACCAAAACCTTATCAAAAAAATTAAAAATCTCTTGAATTGTTGGAATAGAATTAGATTTCATTTTTCCACTATCTTCTTTATTATCCATAACCCAATCTATCGTATTTTTTACAAAAAGTTTATCCATCCCTAAAAAATCATTCAACCGATAATTTTTAGTACCTTTCCACGAGGACCATGGTTGGTTGAAAATTTGATATTCGGGCTTCAGTTTTTCAAAATATCTCATTATAGAAGTAGACCCACTTCTAGGTGTGTATAAAAGTAAAATTTTCATTTATAAAGTTTGTTTGTTTAATTTTAGAGAATTTGAGAAATCTAATAACTCAGAATATTATCTAATTTTTTATAATTAATGCACCTTTCATATTCTTGTTTTGTTTTATGCAAATATAATACTTTATTTGATTGGTGTGGGTTCGTCACATTAATTTAGTTTCGAATGAGTTACCTGATTTTGGCATTAAGAACCCAAAAGATAGGTTTATTCTTGGTTTTTTACCTTTGTTTGGTATACTTGAGTGGATTACTAATCCAGCATCACATCTCCAAATCATCCTCTCTTTGACATTTAATACTTTATTCCCATATATAGGTTGTCCCCCTTCTTCGGGTAAAGATATTAATATGTTATATCTTCTAGTGTAATATCTATCATCCGGACCATTGTAATCCATATGAGGCTCAACAAACGCGGTTTCCTTTTGTATACCTAACCAATCAGCATTTTTTGGAGCTTCGATTACTTTTTCAATAGATTCTAATTCTATTAGTTTGGTTTTTAATTCCTTTATTAGTGGCGGGATGTCAGATAAACTGTCCAATCTACCAAAATTACGATAAGGTCCTTTACCGTTTCTTTTAAGATAAGAGTTATTATTGATGGCCCACTCCTCTAAAAAAAGTCTTTCTTCTTCGGTAATAAAATCTTTATACCCGTATGTATTTTCAAAGATTACCTTGTTCATATTATTGTTTTTTTAAATAAAAGTTTTAATTTTTTTTTGAACTGATGGTTTTAAAATAAAAAAAGAAACTAATGAAAATCTTTCACCTTTTTTTACTCGTCTAATTCTATGTAATAGATTTTTATCCATGATTAATGTCAAATTAGCCTCAGGTTCAATCAGATTTGAGTTTTTTTCATCTAAATATTCAAATTCACCACCTTCAAAATTTATTTCAAAATAAGTAACAAATGTTAAATCACAATCATCTTGGTGATACCCATCCATAATGTCTGATTCAGTAACTCTGTTCATTTCTATGGCTTTGAGCTGATACTCTCCCACAAAATTTTCTGATATATATTTAGTAATTGTGTTGAAATATGTTTGTAAATTACCTTTATCAACATCAGTCTGATGATACAAATCAAATTGGTGTACTACAAAATTTTCAGATAAAGTAATTAAATATTTTATTTCTGACTGATTTAAAAAATTATATTCTTTCTTGATTTCATTCATATTTTCTTACTATTTCTAACTTTAACATATTATAATAAAATGATTGATTTGTCATGGTAGGTTTTTTATTTACTAAATTATAAAATTTTAGGTTTATTCTGATTGACTATCATTCTCTTAGTTATTGGTACAACCAAAGACCATCTTTCACCACCTGTCACCATTTTTATTTCGTGTTCAATTTTAGCATGATAACAAAGTGATGTACCAACTTTTTTTGATATCAATATTTCATTTTTGTCTTCGTCCCAACATATGTAGTCCCCACCACTATAATTTTCATTAAGTTGAATTCCAATATTATACCTCCTATCTTCAAATCCTTCCGTCAAATCTATGTGTCTTCCAAATCCATCATTTTCTTTGTAACAATGTAAAGTTGAAATGAATGAACCAAAATTGTTCGACATTTTTTCACTTGTCACCAATTCGAACCATTTAAATAATCTACTATAAACCCAAAAGGTGGAATCATTCATTGGTATTCCAAACACATAATACTGCATAAAAAAATTAGATGGACTTACTATCCTATTTTTTTCGTGAAGTTCAAAAGTTTTAGGATTTATAGAAATATCTTTATAACGGTTCGCATAATCTATAATTAAATCACATTCTTTTTTTGAGAAAATTTTTTTTTGATAAATCATTTAAATAAAACTTTTGTTTTTTTTGGTGTATAATTCCCATGAGTAGATTTTGACAACTAAAGAATATCTTTTTCCTTGTAAAATTTCATTTATTTCATGTAACACATCAGAGGAATACGCTATTGTGTTACCTGTTTCTTTAGAAATATTAATCGGGTGATTATTTTTGTCATAACAAATATAATCGCCTCCTTCGTAATTGGAGTTTAATTGAATACCCAAATTCCAAATTCTATCAATACTTCCATCATTTTGATCGGCATGTAAATCAAATTTGTCTCCTATATTGTACTCATGAATTTTGTGAGCGGCATCACTGCGATTAAAATATTTTTCCCTGTCAATTTGAATATTAGTCAATTCTGAAAACCATTTGTAAATTCTATCATAAAACCAAAAAGTTTCTTTATTAATTGGTATATCCCAAACGTTGTACCTTTTGACCCAATCTTTTGAATTGTCGTATCCAACACCATTAAAATTTTTTTCTTTATGATATACTGTACGGGTGTTTTTGATGAGAGACGATTCAGGTGTGACAAAAAATAATTTATGATTATTTCTAAGATTCATAATTGTTTCACATTCTTTTTTAGTAAAAATAACCTCTTGATAAATCATAATAAATTAAATTAATTTTTTTATTTTTGGTTTGTTGGCATCTACCCTATATTTTTGTCCGTATGGAAAATCTTTATTTTCTAACTCATTTATACCCAAGTAATCTAATATTTTTTGAAACCCATTTCGACAATATAATTCTTCATACGATATTTTAAAATATTCTTTATCTAAATATTCTTTTTTGAAACTATTTTTTAATTCAATAAAAAATTGAGTTTCATTAATATTTTTTATATTTTTTGAAACCCATGGCTTATCCCAATTTTTTGTTGTTATTGCATTTATCCAAGATTCTATCTGTTCCTCCGTATTTTCTCTGTAAAGTAATATTATCTTATCTGATATGGAAACTAATTCATCAAAATTTTTGTAGTGATAATAATCTTCTTTTATCAAAAAATATCGAGTATTATATTTATAATTTTTTGGAGATCCTACTTTATACCATTTTGATTTAGGATCACTAGGTGTAAATAAAATACTAAAATTTTTATTATGATAAAACCAATTAATTAAATTAGTTGAACCACTTCTTGGCTCACATAATATGGTAATAATCATATTTATATAAATTTTGTTGGTTTAGTTTTTACATTATTATTTTGAATAAACCATATTAGGGAATAACGAATCCCATATTGGATTGGCGTTACTTCATGTGAAATTGCTGCGTCAAAAATATATGTATTACCAACTTTTTTTTCTAAAACAATTTCTTCCCCTTGAAGATACAATTTAAATTCTCCCCCATCAAAATCATCGTTCAACAAAACTCCTAGTGAAAACAATCTATTATTCCTAGCATCATTATGTACACCAAACCAATCATTAGTTTTAAACACGTGAAAATGAACTTCATTCTTGATAGTTTCAATCTTTAATCCACTTTCTTTTTCAAAGAAGTTTTTCATTTTAGAAAATATCCATTCGGTCTCTCCATTCAAAATTATAGAAAACGATTTATACTCTCGGTCATAATTTTTCCATTTTTGTGAATTAACTTTGTGTATATTGATTATATCATCACACTCTTCCTTCGAAAATAAAATTTTTTGAATTATCATATAATGGAACAATGAGTTATAATATAATTATTTTTTGAATAAAAATCAAATTATTTTGACACTATCATCATGTGTTTTTAACAATGAGTACAACTTCTTCAATTCTGTAGTAGTAAACAAAATTCTAAAGTTGTGTTTGAGTATTTCATTCATTTCAACCAAAGTTTCTCTACACTTATCTTTATCCCAAGTTGAAATATCTCTCATAACTTTGAATATTTTTTCAATTCTTCTATATTCATCAGTCTCTTCATCATAACTTTCGTCCCACCATCGTGAAAATGTTTGAAACCCATAGTTTTTTAATTTTTTTAAGGTATATGGATTACCAACTATTATGAACGGTTGACAAGTATATATTGGTTTCAAAGTTTTTTCTGTGAAAAAAACACAATTATCAGTGTCCCATAAAGTTTCGGTAACAACATTTACAAAACATTTTTTGTGAGCTTTCACATTGATGGTCCCTCCATTTAACCTACCATTTTGTGACAAGTTAATCCTATCGTAAGTTCTTTCATTCCGAGAATCATATTTTTCAAAAAAATCTAATATTGTATTCTTGTTTTCCAAAATATATCCTTGAGTTCCATTTTTAACTATTTCATAAAAATTTTTTTCTATGTTACCTTTTGTTTTTCCCATAGTCAAAATAAATTTATCTTTATATTCAGGTTTTGTTAGAAACTCCGAGAACACAAGTAACCTATGTAACTTTGGAATGCCATTGAAACACAAAAAATGATAATCTTTGTTTTTTTCAATATTATCAGATAAAAAATCACGGTGGTCGTTAAAATAAACTTCCGTTGAAGGGTGAAACTTTTGAATTTTACAAAAAAAAGAAATATGGTTTAAAAAAAATGGATATGGATATATTATAAAATTTTTATCAACCTTTTTTTCATCCGCTAATAAATTTGAAGTTACGACAATAAATTGATTTTTCTGAATTTGATATTTTTCAACTAAATTATTAATCCAAATATATTCACAATCCCAATGCCCATAAAATCCCTCAGTCAAATAAAATATGACTATTTTAACTTTGTTTTTTCTTATTGAATCAACAATTTTTTGTGATAGTTCGATAGTATTGGTCTCAGTGAATAATAAACTTTCAAACAATACTATAGGATAAATAAAATTTTCCCCCTTTTCGAAAAAAAAATCGACAGTTGTTGAAACAAAATTGCCATACGTATTATCCAACAGTGTATCTACTGTCATTTTTTTTAACTTTGGGTTTGAAGTAATATCTAAATTATAGAGATTAGGAATTGGGTTATTATTCAAATCCATTGAGTCGTATCCCAAATTTATTCGTAATTTATTAAATAAACTCATTCAAAATTGTTGATTCAATGATTATAAATAAATGGGTCTCTTTTCCTTAATTCTTCAATTTTCTTTTTTAACTCTTTTTTTCTTTTGCGTTCTTTAATTTTTTTAAGGAACCAATCAATAATTTTTTTCATAGTATTTTGTGTATTATATAATTATCTAAAACTAGCAAGTCTAAATCAGTATCCTTGAAAGTTTCTATCGCATCAAACGGAGTTAGTACCATTGTTTTATCTTTAATGTTAAACGATGTATTCAGTATAATGGGAAATCCACTTAGTTTTTCGAATTCAATTAATAAATCGTGAATAACAGTGTTCTCATACACAGTTTGAATTCTTGAGGTTCCATCCACGTGAACAACCGCAGATAATTTATCCGCAAATTCTTCCCTTACTTTAACAATTTGATTCATATATGGTACATCATCAATCGTATGAAAAAATTCATTTTGTTTTTCTTTAATGACCATAGGTGCAAAAGGACGAAAGCCCTCTCTTTTCTTAATCAACTTATTAATTCTCGATTTCATATTCGGAACTGTAGGGTCAGCTAAAATAGACCTATGTCCTAATGCTCTTGCTCCAAATTCAATTCTATCTCTATACCATCCAACTACTTTACCTTCATGAATTTTTGTTGCAACGTATTTTATTAATCTATTGTAATCGTGAATTTCAAAAAAATTCAAATTTTTAATATGACTCAAATAAAATTCAACATCGTACTTTGGTCCTAAAAAAGGATTCTTAGTAACTCTCTTGGCTAATTTTTTATTTTGTATAAGGTAATGAATACAAGCTCCAACACAGGATCCAGCATCAGATGGAGCAACTGGTATCCAAATTTTATCAAAGTCAGAATTAGAAACTATCTTTCCATTCGCAGTACCATTGTATGCCGAACCACCTCCTAAGCAAAGATTATTACTACCAAGATTTTTCAAACTTTTGATAATATCAAATAAAACTTCTTCGTATCTTAGTTGAACTGATGCCGCTAAATTTTGATGAGTTATAGTAATTTCTTCTTCCGTCAACCTTGGTGAAATACCTAAATGTTCAATTAGTTTTTCATTGAACATTACTCTTTCCGACCTATCCCAACAAAAAACATTCATATTACAGATTAATTCTCCATCTTTGAATTCAATCAAACTTCTAACTTTTTCAATATGCTCTTGAGGGTCTCCGTATGATGCCAATCCCATTAGTTTGTACTCTCCCTCATTTGGTTTAAATCCCAAATACGAAGTCATTGTAGAATAATAAAGTCCCAATGAATGAGGATATTTCCCTAAATCATGATATTCAATTCCATCATCATCCGCTAAACCAATAGATAAGGTATCAATTTCTCCAACACCATCAATAGACAAACAGATTGCCTTTTCAAAATCGGAAGTGAAAAATGAATAATACTGATGAGCCAAATGGTGTTCAGAATAAAATACTCTTTCCTTAAACGGTTTCAAATGTTTATTTACGTCTGAAATATTTTTTAAGATTTTAACCAAAGACTTCAAAGAATATTTTGGTGATGTAACAAAGTTTTTCTTAATATTATTTAAGACTCTTTTCAATTTCAGATTAAGATTTTCATAATAACAAACCATATCAATATCCTTATGGGTAATGTTATAATGACTGAAGATATATTCTATTGTATTAATTGGAAAAGAACTATCGTGTTTAATTCCCGTAAATTTTTCCTCTTCACAAGCAAACACTAATTCTCCGTCTTTGAATAAACATGCTGAAGAATCGTGATAAAACGATGAAATTCCGAGTATGTACATTACTGAAAATTTATTAAACTTTGAAAAAAGTTATGGTCTGTTTTATCATCATATAAACTTGTAACTATATCTTTATTGTGTTTGAACCTTTTTTTTGAGATTTGATAAAATCCCTGTAATTGGTTTTTTTTCTTACTAACTCTAACAATTTCATCAATAATCATTCTCATTCTTTTTTGTGGATTTGGTTCATTATCATAACTTAAATCAAAAAAATCTTCAAAAAAATCGAATCCATAGAGTTCTTTTGTTTTTTTAATGTGTTGATAAGTAGCAACAATTAATGGAAACTGTGAATAATAAAAAGGAATAAATGTCTTCTCAGTAATATGAATTAAATTATTTTTTTCAAACTGAGACTCATTGACAATATTGATGTATGAATGTTTATATGGATTATTTTCAAACATTGAATTCCAATCTTGACCTCCACCAGGGGTATCCACGTCATAATCCTCAAACTCACTTTTTTTAATATCAATATTTTTAAAAAAGTTTAAACTACTTTGTGTTTCATTAATTAAATCTTGGTCAAATACGGTCAATAAAATATTAGAATCGATATCACCATTTTCTAATTTCATTGCGGACAATCTATTTCCTCTTAGAAAAGACCAATCGGTATCATCTAATAAATTATGATGTTTAAGTGCCGTTAAAATACCTAATCTATGCATAGTTAGATTCCTATTATAACACGTAAACGTTTTTTCTTTATTGATTTTAAACGGATATCCATCACACAAATTCACAATATTTCTTGTAATCACCAATGGAAGTCTGTTTGACACATGAACATTTATTTTAGAATTTATCTCGTTTTTTAATTGTGGTAACAACTGATTACCATTTATAATAAAAACTTGGTTTGCCGGTATTTCAATAATTCTAAGTAAGAAATCCGTGATTTTTATAACATTTTCCAAGTCACATTCATGCTCTGTTACAAAAATAACTTTGAAGTTTTGATTTTTCTTTAGTAAAATTTTAATTTCTTCTGAGATTGGTAAATCTTTATGTTCTAAACTATATAGAGATAAATAATAGTTTACATGTACCAAATGGTAAAAATTTTCATCTTTTCTTTCTGATATTTCAGTAATTTCACATATTTTATAATTTTCAATGTCATACCATCCATCTCCCATAAAATCTTCAATCATAAGTGTGTTAGTACTTTCATTCGATTCATCGGATATGAGATTTAAAACTGTTTTATTATGATACAATTCTGGATACTCATTTATAATATACACACCAACATTATCTTTTGCAAATTGATAATGTAATTTTAATTCCTCGATAGTTTTACAATCAAAAATTTTAGTATGTTTACACAAAGATTTAAATTCTTCTATATAATTTGCTTTATGTTGATGCCCTGGATCTAATGGTGTCTCAGACCCTTTACCGACCCTAATTATGATGTGGACTTTTTCACCTGTCATCAATTCATATTTGTCCACATGGTTTACTAATTGATTGGATGCGGATATTAAAAAGTCCCATCTTGGGTAAAATGTAATAACTCTTTTACCCGTCATCGCTAAACCCAAACTCATCCCCATTTGAGTTTCTTCCATTACCGGTACTTCAATCATCTTTTCTTTGGGGACATCATCAAGTGTCGTACTCATCGGATTTCCCCTGTAAACTATCTGTTGACCAATAAAAACGGTATTATCATCGTTAGATAAATCGGTCATAATTTGAGAAAGTATTTCTTTATATGTCATATTCTTTAATTTAAAACGCAACCCACTTACCAGTTCCGTAATGTGGGTATTTGGATTTGTATTGATACCAAATTACATCGTTCGGTATATCTTTTTTTATGTTATTCCATGTTGCCTCTGTTGGAGTGTAGGTCGAAACTCCGTTATCTTCCACCACAAAATAAAGTGGTAAATCAAAGTTTCTCGCATACTTATGTATTTCATAAAATATTCCACTTTCAAAACTCATGTCACCAACAAATACCCACACCTTTTCATCACCACCATTTTGTTTGATACTCATTGCAACACCTAAGGCGATTGATAGTGTTCCTCCAACAATTGCCGAAGAGTAAAACTTATCTTTTGGATTACAAATTGTAATCGATTTACCTTTTAAAATTTGGTCTTCTAACCAAATGGGACAAATACCTTTCACTAAAGCATGATAATGTGATCTCCACGTAGAAAAAACCCAATCAGATGGACCTATTCTTTTAGAGATTTCTATCAACTCTTCTTCATTACCATTTGATAAATGTACTGGCCCCCTAATTTTACCTCCTTCCCAATGACTAACAATTAAATCTTCAAAATTTATTAAATCTTGTGAAGTCAATTTTTGTTCTCTAACTATTGGATATTGTTCTAAATTTTTAATCATTTGTCTTTCATTTGAAGTATTGGGTTATTTGACGGCCACTCTATATTCCATTTTGGGTCGTTCCATTTTGCCACTCCGTGATTTATTGAATCGACATACTCTCCTTTATAAAACATATTGTAATGAAACACACAATCAGTTAATGCGTAGTGTCCGTTTGCAAAACCTGGAGGAACTAAAACTTGGTCTCTATTTTTTTCTGAAATTAAAAACCAATCCCATTTTCCATAATTAAGTGAATTCTCTCTTATGTCCAATACAACTAAATATATGTCACCAACTAACGCTTGTACTAGTTTCCATGTTTTATCATCGTAATGTAAACCTCTTAAAACTCCTTTGTATGATTTTGAGAATCTTCCATGAATTGCAAGTTCATTTTTATCGTAGTGAATTTTACTCATCACAGGATGGTCTTCAGAATGATAGGTTGTAAAAATCTCACCTCTAAATTCTCTGAATATAGATGGAGTATACACAGGAACTTCGTATCCAAAAATTTTAGATGGTCTTACGTCAAAATCGTTCCATTTTTTTTCATTCATAAATTCTATTTTTTTCTCATTCATAAATTCCAATATTTTTTTCTAATTTCATAGACATCAAATGGCTCTCTTTTCATTTGTCCACCCTGTCTTAGGTTTGACCCAATTGTTTTATAACTCATAACAATTGACCTTCTATAATTTTTACTATTATTATCTTCGGAACCGTGAACTAAATAATCGTGAGTGAATAAAACATCACCATATTTACATTCATGATATATTTTTTTAAAATTATGATTTTGTGGCATCACACATCCCTTGCCTCTTTCGTTTTTCCAAAATGTTGGGTTTGTCTTTGTTCTTTCCTCATCAATTTCAATGGATAGAATAGGTAAAAAGTGTGATGATTCATATGACCACAGACACCCGTTTGATTGGTCGCTATCATCTAAACAAAAAATCACATTTATTGAATTTCCCCATCCAGATTCAGTATAAAAACCGTCTTGATGAGCATCTCTACCTAGTTCGCCAGGTGGTTTAAAATATGCCTGACTTTGTATCCCTTCAATTTTATTGTTTAATATAGTCTCAAGAATTTCAATTACTTTAGGATGCCCAAAATATTTTAAAATTAATTCAGATTCTTTCTGTGGGTGTGAATATATTCCATATTCACCCCATGAGGAGTCTTTTTTATTCCTTTGAATTCTTAGAATATTTAATTCGTTATTAATCTCATCAACATCATTTTGTGATAAGATATTATTTACGAGATAACCCTTATATTTCCAATCAAAAATTTCTTTTTCGTTTAACATAAGATATTTTTTATTCCCAACTAATACCCCAATCTTTAAATTCTGAGGCTAAACAATCTGTTTTATAATCTTTTCTACCACCAACGATTTCTTGTATTTTGTTTTTGGCAGTATTTCTAACACCGTTTAATCCGTGCGTTAATTCCAAATTAATATTCTCAGTCTTACCATATTTTCTATAGTTGGACTCGTTGTGCCAAATGTGTAAGTTTGTTTGTGCCAAAACAACAATCGAACGAATCGTCTCAGCATCAACAATTCCTTTATTTTCTTGAAGTATCAAATCAATATCATGTTTAATATCTCTAATTTCTTGAGCATATTCCTCTTTGTGTTCAGGAATAAAAACTTCTTTTAGTTGCGAAATGCTCATTCTATCAATTAACTCCGCTAGTGTGGGCAAGTATTTTCTTTTATCCATTTTATCTATTTAAAAATTTACGACCTTTATTTATTCTATCTCTCCAATAATCCAACAGGTCGTCCATTGTTTTATTAAAAGGAATCTTCGGTTCCCATCCAGTTAATTCTCTGAATTTTGTTGTGTCAGGTATTTGTAAATCCGCATCTATTAGTCTTAACCTGTTCGGGTCAACAACAATTTCAATTTCATTTTTCATAAATGATTTGGATATAAGATATTTCAAAGTGTCTTCAACTTTACAAGTATAATCTCCTCCAATATTATAATATGCACCAGATGATGGATTGATAGTCAATAACATCCAATATGCTCTGACAGCATCTCTTACATCGGCATATGTTCTAAGTGAATTCAAATTACCAACAAATATTTTTGGTTCCTGTAATCCATATTCTATCATTGCGATTTGTTTCGCGAATGTAGATTCATGAAACACATCCCCTCTTCTTGGTCCTGTATGTGTAAACATTCTGGTTGTCATTACATTCATTTTATACGCCTCTCCATAGTATCTACCAATTAAATCAGTTCCGACTTTAGAAATCGCATATGGAGATGCTGGATGTAATGAACATTCTTCGTTTATCGGAAGTTTATCTTTACTAACTCTTCCGAATATTTCACTCGACGCACACACATGTATCATCGCATTCTTATATGGTGATTTTCTAAGTGCTTCTAATAAATTAGCAGTACCGATGATATTTGTTTGTAATGTTTCGATTGGAGAATCAAAACTTGTTTGAGGATAAGATTGTGCCCCGAGATGAAAAACATAGTCGGGTTTAGATATATCAATCGCGTTAACAATAGAACTAAAATCATTCAAATCTCCATAGATTAATTTAATTCTATTACCAGTATTAATAATATCTGTCAAATGTTCTATGTTATCCATAGAGTCATTCCATCTACAAAAACCATAAATTTTTACATTCGGTTTCTCCAAAAGAAAATCAACCATATGGGAACCAACCATACCTAAAACACCCGTTATTAATATATTCATATCATAAATTTTTTATACAAATATTCAGAAAACAACTCATTCATTCTATAACTCCAATGTATGTCATTCTCTAAACCATATTCACCATTGGATTGATAAAACACGTCCCTATGTGTTTCCCATTCACCAATTTTTTTTGTTAATATATCTTTGTCTTCTATAACATAAGATTTAAAATCCATATTATCCCAAGAAAATATGAATTTTTTTCCATTAGTCAACGTATACAGTGATTCAATTATTTCGATTTGATTTAATTGGTTTGCTTTAGAACCATTTATTATTTCTTGTGTCCTTAACTCTTTTTCAAATTTTTTCCAATTATACTCTTTACCAAAAATTTCAATTTCAGTATCTATATTATTATAAGACGCGGTTCCGACAAATCTATTCACATAGTTTACCTCATTCCTTTCAAAAAATTGATAATCTTTTTCAGATAGTGGTAATCTAGTTCTATTAAAAAAGGGAATACAAATAACTAAATAGTCTTCGGGTTCAATCAATGATAATATCTTAATCCAATTATCTATAATAGTCTGTGCATCTCGGCTTGGCTCTCCATCGCATATTAAGTTTGTGTTCAATTTGTCTGAAAGGTCTTCCCCCCAAAAACATTTGTTTTGATTTGATGGAGCGTTAACATAAAAACTATCTTGACAAAAACTATCTCCAATTATGAATAGATTATTCTTTATTTTCATTATACCATTCAATAGTTTCTTTAATACCCTCTTCAAAAGTATATTTTGGATTAAATCCTAATTCATTTTTTATTCTATCTACACTAACCGCTCTAAAAGGTATTGTTGTAGGTTTGGATTCATCCCATATAACCTTAGGATTTTTACCCGTAACTGTTAGTATGGTATTCAATATTTCACCAATTGTGACTCCGTTTCCATATCCCAAATTGTATGGTTTCATAGATTCACCCTTTTCTAAAATCAATAATGCCCCATTAACCACATCTTTCACATATAAAAAATCCCTTACAACATCAGGATTACCCCAAGCAGTAAACGGATTTTCTCCACTGAGTACTCTTTTAATTAATGCAGGAACAACATGACAAGTTTTTAAATCAAAATTATCATGCGGCCCAAATATTGCGGTACATCTTGCCAGTGCAATTTCTAACCCAGAGAATTTTGACACATGTTCCATTAACTTTTCTCTATATCTTCTCATCCAACCATATCCATAGTATGATATGTAAGGTTCGTCAACCCAATATTCATCTTCAGTTATTGGTCTTCTGATATCGGGATATCCAGTTGAACTATTTAAATCTAAAAATCTTTTTACTTTATTTTTTGCACATGCTTCTAATACGTTACCAATTAGATTTAATTGTTTAAGAGATATTTGTATATCGGTTGGCACTGAAGATGGGTGAGCGACTTCTCCCGCACAGTGAATCACATAATCCGCTCCTTCAGTTAATTTAACACAATCTTCTAATTTCATTAAATCAATATCATGAAAAACTTGAATGTTGTTATGTTCATATTGTAATGGATTTTTATGTACATGTGTTCTCACATCTACTCCCATTTCCGCTAATTTCATTAAAAAATGTGTCCCAATAAACCCAGACCCACCAGTGACTACAACTTTTTTATCTTTCCAAAATTCACTCATATTAATGGTTAACAAAAGGATTATATCGTTTATCTAAAATATCTTTATTATTCAAAAACCAATCAGTTGTTAACTTAATACCTTCTTCTAATGAAGTATGACTTTTGAATCCATATTTATTCATCTTATTCATACTCATCAATCTTTTTTTATCTCCACTCGGTACGTCTGTTAACCACTTAACATCAATATCTTTTCCTGAATGTTTGATAACTAATTCAACAACTTCTTTGATTGAATTCCCTTCACCCGAACCTAAATTTACAGGCTCCGTAATTTTATTTTCAACCGTAAAAATCATTCCTTTTGCGACATCTTCAGCATAAATGAAATCTCGAATCGGTGACCCATCTCCAAAAACCTCTAAAACATCGTTATCCTGAACTTTACGTATCAATGAAGGTACAACCATCGCATTAGCTGGATTAAAGTTGTCATACGGTCCATAAACGTTTGCAGGTCTAACTATGGATACCCTGTCCCACCCATATTGTTTAGAATATGTTTCGGTCTGTAATTCTCCGATTCTTTTTGCCCATCCTGCATACATATCATTTGGTGATGGAAATGATCCCCATACATTTTCCTCATAAAAAATTTCAGATGGTGCATATACCCCCACTGAACTTGTAAACAAATACCATTTGACATCAGATTCAAACGCCGCTTGAGTCATATTAGTATTGAATTGTAACATAGGAACCATAAAATCAACTGGTTGATTCATACACATCTGAGGAGAACCTTTTACACCCGCTAAGTGAAATACATAATCTTTACCTTTACAAATGTCCAAACAATTATCAAAGAATCTTAAATCTGTCTTAACAAACTCAACATTTTCAGGTAAATCTTCTGGCTCTGTCAAATCCGCGATAGTGACTTTGGCCCCTCTCATCATTAACTTTTTAACAAGCTGTCTTCCAATCATTCCTGATCCGCCTGTGACTAATACTTTTTGATTGTTAAACATCGTTTAATACTTTAGTAAGGTTTATAATTTGTTCATCGGTAAGGTCTGTATGATTACCAATGTACAATGAATAGTTGTGTACATAATTAACATTATTCAATTCCCCAACAACTCGATAGTCACATTTCTCTAAATAAGGTTGTAACACTTGATTTCCACCACCCGAAGTCCCTAATCTATACTCAACATCCTCTAAAAATAAAATGTCACACACACCGTTAAAATCATCATTCTTATGAAATCTATTTTTGTAATCTTCTTTAACAATTAAAGGTAGTGCAAAATTACTATTACCGTCTAAATCAAAATCCGTTTTAAATTTATTTTTATCTAAATTATTTAACCATACATTAAGATTATGTTTTCTTTTTTCAATGTTGTAATCAATCCTTTTCATCTGTTCAATTCCAAGTATCGCGTTCATTTCGGTACTTCTCATATTAAATCCAGGTACAACAAACGTAAACAACGGATTGAGATTTGGGTAATTATTTTGGTAATGTTCCTGTGTCTCTTCCGAAACCTCTCTGGTCATTCCGTGTGACCTAAATAATTTCGACAATTCATAAATTTTTTCATTATTGGTTGATATCATCCCACCTTCTACGGTGGTTATGTGGTGTCCAAAGAAAAAAGAAAAAACAGAAATATCACCAAATGAACCAACTTTTTTCCCGTTGTAACATGCTCCATGTGATTCACAACAGTCTTCTATTAAAATTATATTTTTATCTTTAGCGATTTGTATTAATTCATCATCAATAGCATTGAACCCCAAACAATGTACAATTACAATGGCTTTGGTTTCGTCAGTGATTGCTTCTTTAATTTTCTCTGTAGTTATAGATAGGTTGTCTAGTGATATATCAACAAAAACAGGCTTCATTCCAAGTTGTACTATGGATGAAACATCTGACACCCAACCAAGTGGTGGCACAATAACCTCACCAATACCAAGTAATTCTTTTACTATAGCAATTGAAATATAATTTCCTGAAGATCCAGAATTTAACATTGTGGAACTTTTGACTCCTAACCAATTCGACCAAATTTTTTCAAATTCTTTTACCTTTTCACCATTCGTTAGTCTTTGGTTTGATAATAAAAACTCACTGAGTGCAACTCTATCTGAATTTGAAATATTGTCGTTTATTAGTGGCCATTTATAATTTAGCTTCATATCTATAGTATAATAAAAAAAATTAGGTTTCAAAAGTTATTAATTGATTTATTTAAAATCAATTCCAATAAATGTGGAGAGATATTGATTGGATTATGTAATCCAAACGTATTAGGATGAAATAAAGTTTCAACGCTAAATTTCATTGCGGTTTCAATATCAGGTAAATTATATTCATCTAACCATTTAACAAAAAAAATATCTTCCCACCTTGGCTCATAATCTTTATGATTTTTGGTTATTTCTAACATAACATCTTTAGTTCTTAATGATAGTCCTCCATTACCTATAAATCTATTTTCTTTTGGTTTTGACCATGGTGCCCCTATATAGTCATAGTCTAAAAATTCATCAATTCCGAATCGTAGTAGTAAAGTATCTAATTGAAATGTTAATATTTTTTCTCCCTCAACAAGTGACCAAAAATCATTAGATTTTATATATTGGTTATATTCTATTTTAGTAAAATCTTTGACTCCTGTATTAACATATTTTACATTCTTAATATCTTTTAAGATATCGTATACATACTCTCTATTGTCAATACCATGAAAAACCTGTAACCCCCATTTTATATTTGAATTAGTTTCATTTAGAAAAAATAAATGATTTTTTATAATTGATAACATTTTGGGGTCAATTCTTGGCTCAACTATAACAGCATAGTAATTGGTTTCAGATGGCAATGTTGGATTATATTCTCCAATTTTTTTTACAAAATCATTTAGATATTTTTCAATTAAATAATGTTGGGTTATCATATCATATCTATTATGTTTTCATATATATGTTGTCCAATTATTTTATATCCAATAATATTTGGGTGGTAATCTCCTTCGTAAAAATTTTTTTCATCATTCCATACTAATCTACTATCGTGCTCCCACACAGAAACATCATTATTTATCTCATATTCTTTTAACACGTCTGATACCGATTTATTTGGATTTATAAAATAGGATGGTAATTCCTTTATGTTAATTTCTGTTTCATATTTAAATGTTGGGAAAAATGAATTAAAATAAAAGTGTTTATAACCATTAAGGATATTCTCAATTTTATTGTAAACTTCAATAACTGTATGGGTATCTCCCGTGTACCTATAAGGGTAAGAAAACATAACAATAATAATGTCAGTCTTTTCAATAAAATTATGGTTTATTGCGGATTCAATTTCACGAAAAATATATTCGTTTCCATAACCACAAACACCCATATTTACATATTCAATACCACCTAATTTTTCCGATGTCCATCTTGGCCAAGAATTTTGGTTTCTAAGTTTTTCAATAAAAATGGGAGCATTTGCGGTTTCTTTATATTCAGTATTATTTTCAATTCCATGTCCCGCAGTCCAACTATCACCAAAACAAATTAATCTCATGACATGATTGTTTTAAAAAATTCATAATCATCATTGTTATTTTTGATTTCACTAATAATTTTTTGATTATTTATTAATCTATGAGTGTTCTGTTTATAAAATTTTATAACGTCTTCTTTATTCTTTTTTAGTCTAATCACTTCATCAATCAACATTGTTATTCTACTACCTATAGATTTTTCATTATCGTAATCATGATTAATTAAATCATCGTAAAAATCAAAACCATATTTATCTTTCATATATTTTATATGATTCTGAGTAGCGACAATCAAAGGTAAGTTATAGTACGCAAATGGTCTAAATGATTTTTCACTAACATGGATAACATTAAAATCATCCCTAAACTGAGATTCTGTTACAATATTCACATATGAATTCATATATGAAAAACTATCTTCAGGTATCAATAATCCACCCGACTCCATTGCAGCATCACCTAAATCAGGAAATTCATTTTTATCAAAAATTATTTCGCCATCTTCACTAAAATATTTTTTATTAATCTCATAGTCACTTTCTTTTACTTTGATTGAAAAAAGTTTTTTTATTTCATTTTTACAACTTTTAACGACATCGATAGGTAAGGCCTCGTTCAACCAAACATAATCTTCAGGTGGTCGTAGTTGACCAGTGACTAAAGACCAATTCACGTCGTCAATTAAACCTCTTTTATGTAATAATGCTAACGTTGCATATCGGTGTGGTTTTGGAGACTTGTTATGACATATAAATAATTTACCAGTTTTTTCAGTTATTAATGGTGGTTTAAAATCGGAAAAAATACTATTACTTGTAATTGGTATTAGTTGTAATTGATTAAACTGAATATTTCCATTGTGTTTTAAATTATACATTTGAAAGTTTCCGTTATTATTCAATAACATAAATTGATTATCATTTAAACCATTTTTGGTGATATAATTTTTTAATTCCACATATCCCAACTCATCATCACTTTCATGTTCGGTTAAAAAAACAATTGTGAAATTGTTACAATTTCTCAAACAATTCAATACTTTGTCAGAAAAGGAAAGTTTTCTTTCTTTAAACATCTCGTAAATAGATAAAGATGTTTTTATAAAAAAATAATAATTTAAATCCTTATTCTCGTACACTTCTTGTATTTTATGAAATGTTCTTGGAAGAGAATGCCTTTCATATTTTCCTAAACTATGGTAAAATCTTTCATAAAAATCAAAAAATCCATCTTCATATCTAAACCCATCCAATCCAAAAAATTCTGAACAATTAGGTAATGGGTTATATCCGTTCCACATTTCAAAAACAAGTCTAATATTTTTATTCATTGCACATATTTTTTATAAAATTTTCGTCGTCTTTATTTTTTAATATATTAAATAATTTAATTTTATTTAATTCCATCCTTTCTTTCAACAACGGATATATTTTTTTTATTTCCTCTTTATTATTATCTAATCTTTTTAATTCCAATGTTAATTTTTTCATTCTTTTTATATTATCAAATTCATCATCATAATCATGGTTAACAATATCTGAAAATAAATCAAAATCGTATTTTTCTTTAAGAGATTTAACATGATGATGTGTTGCACAATATATTGGTATTTGATAGTAAAAAAAAGGTTTTAATGACTTTTCTGTTATTTGTACTACGTCTTCCTCTAAAAATAAAGATTCCGACACTATATTAATATATGAGTTTTCTTGATCTTTTACAATTTCAGAAATATGTCCAATGTATGGCAAATCAATAAAATCGTTTTCAAAATCAGCATTTTTTAATTCAATATTATTAAAAAAAAGAATATCATTTTTTAGATAATTAAAATCATCCTCATTTAAAATATCTTTAAAATTATTATAGTTATCATTACTAAAATTGTTATGTCCATCTCTATAGGACCAATTAACATCATCTATTATTTTTAATTTTTTTAAATTAGATAAAAGAATCAGACGATGTATTTTTTTCATATTATTCAAACAAATAAAAAATTTACCTACTTTATTTATGACAAAATTAGTAATAATATTTTTATTTTGAACAGAACAAACATATCCAATTGGTATTAAAATATTTGGGTGATAATTAATATTTAAATAATTTTTTTTTATTTGTTTTTCTGTTAAGTGGTTGTTATTGATAATATAAAATCTTTTTTCGTCTATTTTATTTTTTTCTATAACATTCTTTAACCTCAAAAAATCTGTTTTTAAATAACTTTCATGAGCGTCTAAAAATAAGATATTTAAGTTTTCACATTCATGAAACAATTTTAGAATTATTTCTGAAATAATCATTTCAGGTGATAATATTGAATCAAGTCTTATACTTGTGTGTTGAATGATATAAAAAAATTTTTTGTTTGGTTCTTTTTTTATATGTTCCAGTTTAAAGTATTTTACGTTCAAGTTATATGTTTCAGAAATATATTCACCTATCCCTAAATTATATTGTGGAAATATTTTGTTACCATTTGGTAACGGAACCTCATCAATCCAATCATCATACACTAAATTAAGTTCCTTTTTTAATTCTTGTGTTTCCATAATGAATCACTTCAATGTCATCATTTTTATATTTTCTCCACGGATCTAAAACAATAGAATTTTTTGTAAAATTATAATTATGATGTTTACCATAATGTGCCAAAAGATAAATTGCGTCAATAGGTACCTCTACGTCATATTTAACCTCCACACCTAATTTCTCCACATAATAACCAACTAAAATTGATGATGACCCATCAATATAATCCACATCAGGTTTATATGATTTACCTAAAATAACAATAGGTAAATTATATTTTTTAGATAAATTTACCAATTTAATAGCAATGTTTTTTGATTGTATTTCTCTAGCAGTCATTATGGAATCAAACAAATCGTAACCTAAATTTAAATTTTCCGCTAAGTATCTTAACGCTATGTTATCTCTTGGGTGACAGCCGCCACCATCTCCCATTCCCGCTTTCATATACGCAGGCCCTAATATTCGATTAGTACTTCTTTCTAAGGCACCTGTAATAACGTCAACATTGATGTTACCCAATTTTTCCGCAACATCTTGAATCATATTAACAAGTGCAACTTTCGTTGAAATGAATGTGTTGTAAAAGATTTTAATTCCTTCCGCTTCATCCCATGTACCCACTTCGTATCTGGTGTCGAATTTCACAAATGTTTTATAAAAATCTATTAGTAATTTAGCGTCACCAGTTGTGGTTCCATCCTCGGTCCCAATAATAATCATCTCAGGATTAACCATATCCCATTTAACAGTACCCATAGCAATTAGATATGGATTATATATAAATCTAAAATTATCACATAAACTAATGAATTCCCTTCTAATTGTACCTGGAAGTACTGTGGAGATTAAAACAACGAGTTGATTTTTATTAGTATACTTATTAACCTCAGTCAATACACTTTTAACTATAGAATAATCAAAATCTTTATTTTCTAAGTGTGATGTAGGGTATCTACCATCATAATCAACATGATGTGGGGTTGGGACTGCAATAAAGATTAATTCTCTATCTTTACAGACATTCTCAATAGAGTCAACCACATCAAACCTATCTGTATCAACTTTTTGTATATCATAACCAATTACATCGTGATGATATGACATCACTTCCGCAGCATCTTTACCTAATTTACCAATGCCTATAAATCCTATTTTCATATCATACCTAATTTTATTTGATTTAGTAATGATAGTGTTTCTTTGTATTGATTCATACTATCACCATTGAAAGTATATTTACTTGTAACCATTTGTATATAATTTAACCTGTTGTGTTCACAAATTTCATACATTTCATTTCTAATCTGTTTTAACTCATCGACCGTTTTATTTTTAAATTTTTGAATTTCATTTATTATCAGTTCTGACCTAACATTCATTTCCTCCTCATTGTCGTAACTTTCATCAAACCACTTGTCAAAAGTTTTGAATCCGAATTCTTTTAGTTTTTTAAGTACCCCTTTATTACCTAACACCATAAATGGGTGACCACACGAAATAGGTTTCCATATTTTTTCAGATAAAAAAAGTGTGTACTTATCTGTCAAACTTTCAGTTACAACCGACATAAATGTTTCTTCGTGATCTTGTAGTGAGATGTCACTTGCCCAATTATAATCCAAACCTCTATCAATTTCAATCGGTGCTCTTTTTTGTAATTGATTAATTGGGTGATCGTCGGGTAAATCTTGAAAATATTGAAATTGATTTAAACTCAACTTACCCGCATCTAATAAATCTCTTGATAAAATACTGGATAAAAAATGTATTCTATGAGGTCTTACATTTCTATTGTAAGATAAATAAAGAAATTTATTGTCTTTGGGATTGAATGGGATTGATTCGGTTTTTTCTCTCATCACGTGATAATTAACCCAATTATCGAAAATTGAAATCGGAATACACTTAAAATCCATTCCTTTACTTTTTGCGATTTCTTCGATGATTAAATTACCACTCAATAAGAAAACAAATTCCGATGGAATATCCAATTCTTTTATCCAAGAATTTAATATTTCCAAATCATTATTATTTTCACAACCAATATAACCTTCCAAACCGTTTACTAAAACTAATTTACATAATCCTGATTTTATATCTTTTATATATTTTTCTGAAATACACTTGAATCCAATTTTTTCGTTTCTTACAAAGAAATTAGGGTGAAAAACATTTATAAGATAAATGTACGTTTCACCATTTATGTTTTCTTTTTGTCTAAAATCCACAAATTCTTCATAAAAATTTGGAGCCACTTGGTCTTTATATGTACCATATCCGAAAAGTTTATAGTTACTATTCACGTCCATCAAATTCCATACCCCCCACATTTTGGGTATATCCAATCTCCCCTCTTCTTCCAAATACCAAGTTCTACTCGATCCATTTGGTCTTGGGCAACCTAATATTGAATCGTATTCCTCTAAACCAAAAACGAGTTTATCTTTCATGAAAATTTCATAAATTCCTCTTTCCAATGATTTTGGTGTAAAGTTTGGAATATATTTTTCTAAATTATCAAAATTTACACAATAAGATCTAAATTCTAATCCATCGTCTACAAAATCCACATCAATTTTTCTATTTATTGATTGTTCAACTTTATGTATTAATTGTGTTTTAGTTATATTAAATTCATTGTAACCAACGTTTATTACCTTGGTGTCTATATTTTTTACACATAGTCTGAAAATGATTTTTGCACAATCTCTAACATTTAAATTTGGACGATAAGCATCTTCCTCATAAATCTGAATCTTTTTATTAATTTTTACATCATTTACTATATTATTAATCAATAAATCATCCCTTTCAATAATTCCAACACCATATAAAGTTGCCAATCTCACAATTAAATAATTTTTAATATCGGAGTTCAAAATTTGTTTTTCACCCTCTATTTTTAATTTAGAATACATGGTGGTCGGTACCAATTCAGTATTTTCATCAACAACATCATTGGTATTTCCATAAACACTGCAACTACTAAAAAATATTAATTTATAATTTGGAGATACCTTCCTAACACATTTCAATGTGTGATCCATTAATAAAATCTCTGAGGTAATGTGCAAGTCGTCTCTAACCTCACCGAACCTTGGTGACGCCATATACAATACATAATCAACATTTTGAAATTTATCCAAGTGATTTGTTATGTTTGTAAGGTCATCCTTAATATATGTTACATTTTGCGGATTGTTATTCACGTTCCAATACTTAAACGTATCATACACTATGACTTCCTGCCGTCTTTCCGAAATTAATTCAGATAATACGCTACCGAGATAACCACCACCTCCTAATAATAAAAATTTCATATTAATCTCTTGATAATTCTGTTGTAACACAATGAAATGACCCACCCAAAGTTCTAGAGTGTCTTATTTTACTATCCAATGTGTCTATATTATATTTCTTTAATTCTTTTATTAAATCTATTTGTCTATTGTCAACAATTACAGTATTCTCATCAACTGATAATAAATTAACACCAATCCAAACAGATGCCCTTATTGTTTTATGATATCCAATATCAACCATAGGTGGACACCATATTTTATCCCACGATTTTAAAAATTCGGGTATATTATTTTCATTTACTCTTTCAGGATTCAATAAACAAAGTCCTTCACGTAACAATGCTATCGTTGAATCTATGTGAATATAAGAATATACGTTTTCAATAGTATGTACTTTATAGTCTTTTCCTAAAAAGTTTTGTAACCATTTGGCCCCTTTTAAATTTCCAGTGTTAGACACCAAATACAATATATCATTATTACACCTAAGTATATTAGCGGCGTCAAATACGGGTTCATGATTATTTAAAGTAATTTTAGATAAATCTTCTCTTTGATACATTGAATCTAACAATCTTGGTTTGGGGGAACTAACCCAATTGGCTCCCTCTTCCATTTTTTCTATAAAAATATCCCTAAAACAATCGGTTTCGAATTGTCTCGATCTGAGAGACATAGGAGATTCTAAAATGTTATTCCCAATTACAGTTACAGTGTCTCGTGGGCAAAATGTATAATACTGAGTTGTTTCCCAATAACCGTTGGAAACAACTTTTTGTGTGTCGATTGACGATGGTCTGTGTACCTTTACTCCAATATCAGTTAGCAAATTAGAAAGATTTTCTAAATCTTCTTGTGTTTCGTCGTAAACCTGTTTATCCCAAAAACCAATTTCATCTTTTGGTATCTCCGTTTCAGTAGCATAATTAATACAATGTAAATCTTTACCGTGAGTAGGCATGTTTGCATTATCAATTGTCCCAACAATTATTTCCCTTAATTTACCCCATTCATTATTAACCGATACCATTAAAATTTAATTTTTTTAGTAAATATTTTATTACTATATCTTGAGACTCTTTACCATTGTGAGAACAATCTCTGGCTTTACCTTGACTATCATCAATAATATTTATTAAATCAACATTATTAGAAATAAAAGATTCTTTATGTATCATTTTAAAATCAGTGGAATAAGTCCAATGTAAAACTTTGACCCCTGCGGATTTCCAAAGAGCATCTACGGTCATTGGACAAAAATTAGTATTTTTTATTAATTCACCCCGATTTTCTAAGTAACTATGATGATACCATTTACCATATTCTAATGAATTTTGTGGGTACCACTCTTCAGGTATAGCACCTGTGAATGGTTGAAACTCTATTTCATTATGTTTATCTGTTTTAAATGCGTATACTATTCTGTGTATTTCAGGCCATTGATACACCACTAACCTTGGCAGTTTATTTAATTTTAAAACATGGTTGAAAAATAAAATTGTATTATACATTTGAAAATCGGGACTTGTTCCTCCTGCCCCTAAATTAAACAAATCTATATTTAAAGTCTTAGACAACTTAGTAGACCACATATCATCATAATGTAACCCAATACCTTCTGTATATGAACACCCAAATGTTAATAAATAATCTTTGTCTAAGTCATCAAATTCTTTTGTCCTATATCCCCATGAATTGAATTTATATTCAATTTCATTGTCATAATAATACCAATCAGGCCCTTTTTCGTTTTTGTTCTTTAGATAAAGATCTTCGTAATCTGTTGAATTAAAGTACATTTTTTGGTTAGATAAACCAAAATTTTTTATTATAGGGGTTTCATTTGTAATTCTGAAAACTGACATCTCCAATATCTATTTTTTCTTTGATAATGATATGATGTATGATAAAAAGTTTTTTCATCAAAATTTATCCCACTATCATAATGATTTAAATATAATAAATTTTCTTCTAAATTTAAACAATACTTTAAAGTATCTTTTGAGTACTTTTTGACCATGGGATATGAAATTCTATAATCAAAACACATGTCCATGTTTAATTGAATTACGTCGTCTAAATCCATATTAAACTCATCATTAATAAATTTTAAAAATTCTTGACGTAAGGTTTCCCTGTTTTGATGGAAAACAATACTAGTGGCACTTTTGTACTCCCAAAATATATCATTCTCTCCTAATACTTGTCTACCCCAAAACCCATTATTGTAGAATACAGATTTCAAAGATTCATCTGTTTTTTTTATTTCAGAACCTATTAAAGTTTCAGGAGTATTAGTAAAATACAATAACATTTTTTCAATAACATCAATATGTTTATATCCATATTTGTTAAAAAGATATTCTAAGAGATAATGCCCCCACCCGTAATAATATAAAACAATTATTAAATGTGAAAATGAGTGTCCTTTAAAAACATCCTCTTCACTTGCAGTACTAGTTGCTTTTACCCCCCAAGTATGTTCTACAATGTAGTTTTCCAAATCCTCAACGCTTAAATAAAACGTATCTAAAGGAACCGTTTCATATTTTAAACCATGTTTTTCCATATACCATGGTTGACCCATCGTGGCATTGTATGTTAACACTAATGGATGAACCATTAAAAAATCTTTTTGTCCTAAATCAATTAATTTTTGAATTCCTATTTTTAATGTATCATAGGTTTCGTTCGGCATTGGCCAAATCAATTCACTGTATGTAGAAATATTTTGTTCTCTATATTTTTGTAGATAAGAGTATACTTTATCTTGTTTTAAATTAAATCTATTCGTTGCTAATAATGTGTCAGTGTTGAAACTTTGCATTGCAAATGTAATTCCCTTAAAAAGTCTACTTTTAGCATCATTATCCATAGTGGCAATTTCATATATTTGTTCAACATTTGATTTAGCCCACGTTACATCCCAAAATTTAGGATATTCAGTCTCTAACTTTTTTTGAATAACATATCTCGTAATGTCTTTGTCTCTTTCCATCATTCCCCAATTTGAATCACAAACACTGACATATTCAATTTTTTTATCGGACATCCAATCTATTTCGTTATACACTCTCTCTAAATCAAATGTTTTAATTTTTTGCCAATATTCGTCACCAATATCACAGAAAGCACATTTATATGGACACCCTCTTAGTGTTTCATATGTCACCTGCCATATTTGAGGTCCAATTTCTTTTTCTACTTTTTCAATAATCCAATCATAAAATCCAGAAAGTATTGGACTTGGTATTATTTCTAAATTATTTAATCTTGATGGCTGCTCACATAATTTTCCACTTTTTGGAAACACATGTGGTATATTATCATAATTTTCATTTTTTAGATATCTTTCTAAGATTTCTTTAAATGCGATTTCACCCTCACCAAGAACCGCAATATCAAACATTTCATTTTTCTTAAAGAAATCCACGTCTCTTTTATCGACGTTTGGTCCTCCTGTTATAATTAAACAATTAGGATATTTTTTCTTTATTTCTTTTGATAGTTCTCGATTGTAATTCCAATTCCAAACATAGCTACTAAGGGCAACAACATGTGGTTCAAAATCTATACTTTCAACGTATTTTTTTGGAGTTTTTTTTTCAATGATTACATCCGAAACCATGAAATTGTTTTTTACTATTTCACTTGTCTGCGCGTACATCCATTGATAACTGATAGCAAGTGGCAAAAAACTATTAGGCCCGTACTTATCAACGACCTGTACCAATAGTAAATTATTCATTTATAAAAACAGTATTCGATCTTAAATCTTTATAACTTTTATGACTGTGGGAATCATCATTAATTTCAGATATTTTATTCATTAGGATTAACCCTCTTGCGGCGTCCTCTGGAGTCATATACATATGCCAACCACAAAATTCAATATCATCGTCCATATAGTTTTTTTCTAAATTACGACCATCATAACATGCTCTTTTGAACCATTTATAAGCCTCGTAATCGTCACATAAAATTGATCCACCTCTTCCGATTGGAAGTCTTTTTTTCATTTGGAATGATAACGCTTGAAAACCTCCTTGGTACATACCCTTTGTCCACCTACCGGCTCCATCCCAAACCTCAAGTGGGTCTAATTTATAAACACCTGACCACTCTTTTTCAATAAATTCAAATTCATAACCTGCGTGTAAAATTTGCATTGGTACTGAAGCATATGTAAAATAAGGTATTTGTAATTTTTGTGGTTTATTTATGTATTTCAAAATTAAAAAAATAGCATTACTACAGCAATCAACCGCAACTGCATATTTAGACCCACAAAAATCTGCAATCTTAGATTCAAAAATTTCAATTATTTCATTTGGGTTATCCCAAAAATAACCCATATTTTTCAGTTGTTGTAATTCAGGTCTCTTTAGATCTTCGGGTAATTGACCTAGTGGCCATTCTTTGTACATTCTATGATATTTTAAAAGTTTTAAGGTATTTTTCCATGATTACATTTTCCCAATCATCAGTAACAAATACACTTTCCTTTTTTGTATAATTTTCAGCAAATATTGACCAAATTGATATTGGAACTTTCACCAAAAAAGGACAGTATGATAAAGAAAATAAATCTACTACATTTTCAACGACATTACCATAAACAAAATCTCTTTTTTTAAATCCTGAATTTAACATAAAATCATAAACAATATTATAAATGAAAGTTCTATCTACTAAATTATTTTTATATTTAGTATAAAAATAATCCATAATATCGTCCGATAAATCCGTGCTGAGATAAAATTTTTGATGGGGATTTATTTTTAACATATTATCAATAATGTTAAAATATAAATCATCTCTATAAAATAAGTATGATGAATGTTCTTGATTGTACTTTGTTCTTTTGACTAACTTAAAATCATTTATTTTATTTTTGGGAAGACTATTTAAGTCATCTGTAGTACATGATACACCATTACCTCTTCTTATGTGGACACCAACAACATTTTTCATTTCATTAATAATACCATCCTCTATATTCTTCTGCCTTAATTTTATCTTCGATAACGGTCTATCAATATTGTTGAAATTTTCCTCTGAATATAAATGTAATAGTTCATTATATCCAAAATCACTATAATAATGTTTATCTTCAAGAGTTAAATTATTATCTCTAAACATTTTTTCTATCTCATCATGATTTATTGGTTTTGCAGTATTTATCTTTTTATTTTTTATATCATAAACAGCGATAAATTTCAACCTTTCGACTTCATATTCGTCTCCCTCAATATTCGAAATTGTTTTTGTTTCCGGTAAATATAATAATTTAGTTTCTGGCCAATATTTTTCTTCTATTAGGATATTATACTTAAAATCGTTTTTTTTATTAATTTCATAGGCAACTTCCCAATGAAATATTCTATTACAAAGGCCAGTATCATCTGTAGATTGTCTCCACCCCCCAAACGGTTCTAACCATCGTAATGTTTTTTCGTATTCTGCCACCTAATTATTTATTTATTATAATTTTCTTTATCTGAAATATATACACCTGGTTCATAATGCGTGATTCGACCATCAGTTACTTTTACATTAGGTATTGTTTCATCAACAACAAGGGAATTATACCAATCTTCTAACTCAGGAAAAGTTTTAACAAAACTTTTCTTTCTTCGTTTATCATATTGAGTATAAAAACTTTTGAAGTCATGGAATTGCATTTGCATGTCCATTTCAGTTGTATTATGTCCTCGGTTTACAACCTCAATATAATCAATCAGACGTTGAATTTGGGCACCTTCATGCATATTAATCAATGGATTTTTTTTATTTTTTCTCCACCACATCGATAATTTACCATGTAAGTCGTGTTTGATGTCATCAGGTAAAGTTAATGGAGACATAAATGCCGGCCATCTAAGAATGTTAAAGTCAACAATAGGTTTGTGACTCCCATACTTAGACTTTAATATTAACATATCATCTAAAAACTCAGTAATACTAAATAAACATAAACTATTAATCGTCATCATTATGACGACTTGTCTAATATTTGCATTTTCAATAACATGAACCAAGTTTTTTCTCCAAACTTCGTAATTCAAACCATCTCTTATATATTCTGCTTGCTCTCCATAAGCCTCACAACTAGTGTATATATCAAACTCTTTGACATCAATTTCCTGAGTTACATTAATTAACTTATCAATAAGTTCTTGATTTACACCTAAATTAGAATTAACAGCAACTCTCAAATTTGGTGATGGATACTTTTTAACTTCCTTCATAAATTCCCAAAAATTATGGCTCAACATAGGTTCTCCTCCAGTGACTCTAATTTCTTGTAATGTTTTTGTTATATCAGGCCACCACTCTAAAAATGCGGTAACATATGGATTATTTTCATTATGTTTACCATATATTTCAGACCAAGATCCGTCAGCGTAATATGCTCCTGCACTTGTAGTCTTAAACTTCTGATAAGCTCCATTCTTCTTAATGTCTTTTCCCCAAGTTGTTGAATAACCTGAGTTACAGTATGAACATGCGAAATTACAAGTACGGTCAAAACTAACTTCGATTGTCTTTGGTGTAATATCCGCATCCCAAGGAAGATGTTTAAGCTCTTCGATTTCCTCTTCAGTGTAGATTTGGCTTTTGTATACACGGTCAGAAATATTATTTCTACCAATATCCTCAATCTTCCAACAGTATGAACATTCCGCAGGTTTGGTACCCTCCAACATCATTTTTCTAATTTCTTTTTTGAAATCAGTATTATGTAATGCCGATGGATTGGTTTTAATTTTTTCCAAATCAATTGGGTGTGGTAGTGGAAGATGACAAGAATTTGTAAATCCATGACCTAAGTGTAAACTTACGTTGTACCACTTTGCAGCACAAAAACTACAACTAATAGAATTTAAATTTTTATCTCTCCAATTTGCTAATTGCTCTGACATTTCTTTTTTTTTTAAATATAACTTATTTTTATTAATTATAAAACAAATTCACTTGGTACTCTTTCCAAGAAATTTGTGTTTTTGGACTCATCATAGATAATTCCAATATTGTTAATTGTTTGAAAATCATATAAACAAAGAATATTATCATAGTACTCCTTACTTACTAATTTTTCATTTTTGGATTCGTGGAGTTCTTTAATTTTTTCAATATCAGTTTCGTTTTTCAAAATTGAAAAGAACTCATAATCCACCTCACAATGATACCTATGTTTTTTTTCTTGGGACTGTGGACTAGCGCATCCTAAAAATAGTTCAGGTATTTTATAATCTTCAATGAACTCCCCTTCAATTTCCATTCTATTAATTTCTTCAAAATTTTTGTAAGCAATTAATATGTTTTCATCTCTTACAATTGTAATTGTCACCCCATTTTCAATATCATGTCCATCAACACCTTTCATATGAAAATACCTAAATTCATCCTCTCCATAGTTAGTAACCCAATATTCAAACGCTACGGTTTGAGTCTCAGTATTGTATGAAAGTCCAATTGGCTTTCCAGGCTTACCATATATCATGGATATATCATCTCTTTCAAATGTTTTTCCTATTTTAAAAGTAGTACTAATAACAAAAGAGTTATTATGCAAAAAGTTTATAAACTCATCATTATTACTTTTGTTAAACTGCGTGACGTATTGGTCATCAGGGTTTTCACTAATGTCCCATCTAAATTTAATCCAATATGGTTGTTTATATCGTATTTTCATTATCAATTTTTTTAAAAAAGGATTCCATTTCAGGGTAAATATCTAACACTTTTAATCCCCTTCGTGATTCATATTGTTTCACAAAAGTATTAAGGTCAATCTTATGTTGCAATAATGAGGAATCATCTGAATTTTTATCTGACACAAAAATATCTCTTAACCGTGAAACTTTTTCTATTTCTTGAGTAGAGAATCCAACATCTTCAACAGTTTGCATTTGAAGAAAATTCAAACTTCTGTAAGTAGAATTGAACTTCATATATTTTATCCACCTATCAAAGAAATCCTCACTGATATATCCTTTAAGTAACCTAAAACTCATAAAAGAAGGTTGTCTTAAATAAGATGTATCTAATATAATTGAAGAACTCCAATATCTATGAGGATTGAAATGTTTAATTTTTAATTCGTGTACTTTTCTAATTAACGACTCATATGAAAAAACACTAAAAATATTAAACGTTGACATTACAACTATAGTAACCTTTGGTAATGCAGATAATACCTTATCTATATTATTAAATAATTTTTCAAAATTCATTCCATATCTAGTATATTCAGATTGAATCCCATACCCATCACAAGATGTGAATATAATAATTTCTTTAACTAAATTATTTTTGATTATATTGTCTATTTTTTCTATTAATCTATCTATCAAATTATCAGGAACCCCTAAATTACTGTTTATTGATAATTTAAGATTTCTATTCGGTTCATCTGTTTGTAAAATAAAATCTAAAACTTTCCAAGTATCTTTTGATAATAAAGGTTCTCCTCCAGTAATTCTGAACGTATCCATACTTTTATAAAGTTCTGGAAACCATTCCCAAAAACTGTTGACGTATGGGTTATCTTCAGAATGTTTATATGGTTTAGTGTTACGTTCTTCCATACGTTGTGTCCCATTATAATCGAATGAAAGTTTGTATGGTCCGTGATCGTTTATTTCTTCCATCCACTTTGATGAGTATTCAGGCCCGCAATATGCACATTTGAAATTACAAGTGTTTGAAAAACTAACCTCAACATATTTCGGATTATAGTTATCTCTCCAATCGGATTTGGAAATTTCATCAAAGAAAGGTTCTGACCAAGGTTCGGAAGACTTAAATACTCTATCAGAAAATGAAGTTGATTTATCTTCTACATTCCAACAATAAGAACATTCCGAGGGACGTTTATTCTCTAACATTTCTTTGCGTGCCATTTTTTTAACTTTACTATTATGTAACGCAGTTGGATTACGTGAAAGTTCTTCTAAACTAACCTTATGTGGTTCAGGGTGGTGACAAGAATGGGTAGTTCCGTTGTGCAAATGCATAGTAACTTGAGTCCATTTCGCCAAACAGAATCCACACCCAACGTTGTCCAACTTCTTTTTAGCAATTTCAAATCCTACAGTAGAATTTTTATTTTTCTTCTTTAAAAAATATTTGTCTTTATACTCGTCCAAAATAATAAATTCATCTCCATTTTGAGATTCGAAATCAAAAACACACAAAAGATTATCACTAAACTTATTTAAGTTCCGGTTTGTTTTGTTAACAAACATTTTAACTTCGTTAATCGGTAAAGGTGTTTTGAATGTTGAAAAATGAAATACATCCATTTCAGTCAAATTTCTATGTGACTGATTTATACTATCAATATTGTGACAACCAATGTAAATTGGTTCATTAACATAATCATCAATTAATACAGAATTAGACTCTATTATATCCAATAATTTAAAATCGAAAAATATTTTGTATTCAGATCCATTATAAGTTAGTGTTATATTAGTTTTTTTATCATACATTTTTTCAGTAATTGACTCATAGGTATAACAATTAAAAACAGGTTTTCCTTTCGGGTCTTTAGTCCAAAATTCAAAAACAAATAATTTTTTTATATAATCATAACTTATACCAAAGTTTTTACCAGGAACCCCAAAAAATCCTATTTTATTATCTCTTTTATAATTTTGACCAACACTAAAAGATAAACTAATAGTATATGATGGATTCATAATAATATTAGTTTGGTCTTCACCTAATTTTGGTTTTACAAACCATGGTTTTTCGTACTCTACTTTCATTACTTCATTTTTACGTTTATAAACCTTGTGTTTGGATATAATGTTTCATCAATATCTACTAACTCAGTTACATCCAATATTTTATTATAACCCTCTTCTTTGTAATTGATTTTATTTTGTTGCATTTCTGTAACAAATCTTTTCTCATTTCTTGCCGTTGTCTCACCTTTTGCCCATTTTCCATTTACAAATCCTTCATCTTCATGGTATATACAATCAAAAGAACATTCTCTCCGATAAGGTAAAACTAAATCTTTTACTTCAATATCTTCATTTATAAAGATAGTATTATTATTGTATAATTCACAATCATTCACTAAATCTTTATCCGAGACATTAAAATTATAATGAAGCACTAAATCATTATTATCTTCAAAAATCGAATTTACATCTTTAAAAAACTTATTGTAAATTTTGACTTCAGCAATCTTACCTTTTAAGAAAACACCAGTGAGAGTACATACTCCAAGTAGTATTGCTTTGACCGCATCATGAGTCTTTAATTTTTTATCAATGTGTAATGGTATTGATTCTTTAACTCCATTTACGTTGTAATTTAATTCATCATTGATGTAAAAGTATGAATCCCCATTTTCTGAATCATATGTCACAGTCACCCATGTCCATTCATTCTCAAATCTTTTTGCGTAATTATAATGATGTTTATCGTCCCTATCATAAACTATTGAAGTGACGGCTCTTGAGTTATTAAAAGAAATACCCCAATTGTGGCTTCCATCTTTTCTAATCAATGGATATTCAATAAACTTTTTTTCTTCATCTCCAACTAACCAAATTGGTACTTTTTCGGGTTGTTGATTAGCATTGAATAATATTGATATGGTGTGGTCTTGGTGTAAACAAGAACTAATTTCTCGATTTGTCCTTAATGCTAAAAATGAATCATTACCATTAAATTCCGCAACTCTTCTGTTTTCAGATTTTTTGAAGATTTTATATGTTGTTAATCTTTCATAGTACGCCCTCCAAAACAAATCATCGTCTTCTTGTCCCCAATCCCAATAGTCATTTGAATATCCGTTTGTTTTTTCAACTTGGTCTTTGGTGAATAGAATTACTCCACCAAAATATTGTTCGTATCCAAGTTTATATTCGTATTTTGATAATTTGGTTGCAATGTGGACAGGATTATTACCTGGATAAGAGTAGTCACAATTATCATCATGAGGTACCATATCAACGTCGTGCCAAGCAATGTAATCACAACCATCTTCAAAGGCATGATATGCTGCGATATTTTTCATTGCTCCTCTGTTGAACAACTTATCATCAACTTGGTGTCCCACATAAAACTTATGGGAGATGCCCATTTTATTCAGGTGTTCTGTTAATCGAGGTATTAATTCCTCGATATGTTCTTTTCGATTTCTGTATGGGATACAGATTCCTAATTTTGGTTTCATATTCCTACGTTAATGTGTATAATATTATCGACAGTTTCCTTACCGAATTCTCTAAATTTACAAGTCGAAAGGCCATTACTTTTGATTTGATTACTATTAATCAAAACTTCATTATGAAATCTAAGTTGATTATATCTAGTTGTTTGATTTTTCCACCCTCCGTTTTCATATCCATTCTCTTCATGTGGTAATAACTTAAATGTTGATTCTCTACGGTGAGGTATTTTTATTTCTTTATAATCGTCAAACGTATATCCAATAATTTCACAATTATAAATCCATCCATTATTACCTTTTTCACTTAAATCTATTAGTTGGTAGCCTTTGATAAATTTAGCATCGTAGTTTAAAATTAATTTATAATCTGACCTATAATTTCCGAAGTTTTGAGTTAGTCCAAAAAATTGATTTTTGGATAGTTCTTCAATTTCATCTTCCTCCAATATATCATTGTAAACTGCGAAAGAACTTATAGTCCCTTTGAAATAGTTATTATCTTTTTCTCTGTGTGGATTTCCACAACCTAAATAAAAATGAGACTCTTTCGAATAGTCATAAAAAGTTCCAATTCTTTTTACCCCAACAAGTTTTCCATTTTGATACATTGAAAATTCTTTTTCATTCTTATCTATAGTAATCGTGATGTTTGTTTTGAAATTGGGTAAGATGTCACTGTGAATGAAAACTACTCTCTTATTGTCAGTGAAGACTTGAAAAGTATATCTCCTATATGAATTATACGTTATGGTACAATCATATCCAGGTATTGAAAATACCGACATAATATCCTCACTTTTATCCTTATCTAATTCTAAATCATCAGGACAAAAAGAAACAAAAATTGTTATTTTTCCGTCAGGATTATAACTTGTTTGATTTATGAAATCAAAAATATTTGATGATTTAACATATGCATTTTTTCCATTGAACTTTAAAGCCGCAGTATTACCCCCTTCCAATTTTATTTGTTTGCTATCTAAAGGAACTTTGAAATGTTCGCATCTATACAATAAATCATCGTCTTCATACCCCCACCCCCAATAATTGTTAGAATAACCATTAATATCTTCAAATGTTTTTATGGGAAATAATGTAACTCCACCAAAATATTGGTCGAATACAATTCTATTGAAATCTTCTGTACCTATAAGATTGGTTGCCAAATGAAGTGGAATATCACTGTAGGAATAATCCACTTCTTCAGGCAACATATCCAAGTCGTGAAAAACAACATAATCACATCCAAGTTTCTTCGCATAAATGGTGCCAATATTTAATAATTTACCACGATTGAAACTTTTCTCATCATCTTGTTCCACAATAATTAGATAATAATTAATACCAGAATCGGATAGATGTTTTGTGATATGGCTTTTGAATTCAACCAAATCAAAATATCTATCCCGATAGGGCACAATTATTCCTAA